TACTTATCAAAGATTGTAAATACATTTTGTAGATCATCACGCAATTTACATCTACGAAAAAGATTTTTAACTCTTAAGTAATTTTGAGATGAATTACTGTCAGATAAAAATGATTGATAGTCTAAATCTGGTAGTTCTCTGAAGTATCCCATTTTAGTATCCTACTCCTGTTCCTGATGATTCATGTTCATAATCACTACTGTAAATAGGTTGAATTTCTTTAAAGGTTAAATCCATAATCATAGAGACTGGTGTTCCATCTCCATAAGTCGAATAACTTCCTTCACCAGTATAATTTACAGATATATCTTCTAAAAAACATTGCTTAAATTTATGTAAGAATGAATGCTCTCTCGAACCTTGTCTATAAGTTAGTTCAAATACATTGGGAGTACTTAAGAATAAATCCCTATCAGTGCTTACTTTTGGAACCATATTTTTCTTGAAGCATCTTATAATATTTCTTATTTGAATAGACTCCTCTCTATTTCTGGATGTCATTTTAAAAGAAAACCGGAAAGATCTTAATGTAGGACCATTAAAGAGAAGTTCCATATTTGGATTTAAAATTCTTCCTTCTGATCGAGCAAGAATTTGATTGGGACTGATATTTGCATTAAGGACTCCTAGTGCTTTAGAAGCAAGTGCTCTAGTAGCAAATCCTTTAATATTTTCTAGGTTACCCCCCGATTCTATTATTGAATCTAAAGCGTTCCCTGCTGCATTGGTAACATTAGTGACAATCTCACCAGCATTTTTTCCTGTTCCTCCTGCTTTCATTACATCAAGTACTCCACCAGCAGCAGCACCTATAATACTATTGAGACTACTTTCTCCATAACTAACAGTCAATCCATCTTGAATTGATGCTGGAATAGGAAGTAATATAGTTTCTTTTACTTTTTTTGCATTTCTTCTAGAACCTGAAGTACCTGTTAGTTTGGTAACTTTACTCATGTCATCAATACTATAAGATTTTTTATCGTTATCTTCAGTAATTTTTATGTTATCAACTTTTCCTACAGATCCTATGGGAGTATATTCTACAACCCCTATTTGCAGATAATCAGTCTTATCTGTAAATGCTTTTAGTGGATATCGATATACGCTAGTCATTTATTGTTTTCTAACTATTTAGAACTATTTTCTTAAAAGGTATCTCTCTGGCATCGGCAAGTTCATCTGGATAAATTTCATAAAAGTTTCCCTGAACTTCTGTCCATGTATATTGCCTCATTTGTCCCCAGTGATAATTAAATCCCCTAAATCCCCAACTATAGATTTCTGTAACGGCAACTAGTGGATTTTGATCATACTGAATATTTGGAGTTTTTGGACTATAGATGAAGGTGTAATATTTTCCAATATCTGGTATAACAGCGTAAGATCCTTCTATTTCTTCTAATAATCTTACCATTAGATCATCAGGATCTTCCGTTCCTATAACTTCATCAATTACTCCACGAATTCTATTACTATTATCATCTGTTGGATTCATTTGTTAATTCCCAATTCATCTTCGGTAATAACTTTAAATTCCCATTGATGATCTTCACAGAAATTTTTAGCAGCTTTCCATTTTGCCTGATTTCTTACATACTCTCTTGCTTCGTAGATGTATCCTTTTGTTTTAATATTTTGGGGTTTTGGTTGAACAGTTTGTTTTTTTGGTTTTACCTCAATCAACATTTTTTTAACCACACCACTAGATTCTTTTACTTTGATGTAAAAGTCTGGAAAGTAACGATGAATTCTATTATCTAATGGTGAACGATAAGGAAGAGCAATTTCTTCACTTGCCCATTCTAAAATATTTTCATTTAAATCACAATATTTCATAAATTTTCTTTCCCATAGAGATCTATAGATAATATTTGATGAATTACCTTTATACTTTCTAGGGAAGGATGGTTGATATTTTCCTCTATATGCCATCTAAATACTTAATAATGTAAAGACTCGTATAAGGTATTTAGAGTGGCAAATTCCCTTGTAAGAAAACTTGCTATGAAAGATGCTAGAGATTTGATGGGAAATCTAGCACAAACTAATCATTATTTGGTATCATTTTCTTCTTTAAAAAGAACAATAACAAATCACTTAAGGTTAAAGTTTAGTATTAATGATGTAGATAATTATCTTTCTAGAAAGGCAGGTATTCTTTGTTCTGAAGCAAGTTTACCTTCATCTTCATTGGCAACAGGAGAAGTTAGAGATAACTTTATGGGTATTCCTCAAGAGTTTGCTCATACTCGTTTATATACTGATTTAGATTTTACTTTTTATGTTGATAATGATTATACAAATTTGAGAGTATTTGAAGGGTGGATGGATTATATTACTAGTGGATCCGAATATTTTGATAGAGCAAATGAACTAGATGATAATTACTATAGAAGAGTAATGTATCCGGATGATTACAAAGTTCAGACAATGAGAATTATAAAATTTGAAAGAAATTATAAACAGCAATTAGAATATCAATTTATAAATGCCTTTCCAAAGTTAATTACTGCTATTCCAGTTTCTTATGGTCAGTCTGATATTTTAAAAGTAAATGTTACTTTTAATTATGATCGATATATTGTAAATCCAAAGGGAAATTATCGACCAGGACCAACTAACTTCACTTCACTAACATCTTTCGTTCAGCAGCAAAAAGCTCAGAGTTTGAATACGGAAAATCAAAGACGCAGTGCTATTGAAAATACTAACAGATTTTATAATCAATTTCCAGAATCACAATTACGAGATTGGAGACTAGGAGATCCAATTCTACCTCTTACGGAAAATCAAAGACGCAGTGCTATTGAAAATACTAACAGATTTTATAATCAATTTCCAGAATCACAATTACGAGCACCGGGACCAGAAGATTCAATTCTACCACCACCATAAATATTCATAACTGATTTGTCATAAAATATTATGCCCTTACCAAAGATTTCTACACCAACATATGAGTTGGTATTACCTTCTAATGGGAAGAAGATTAAATATCGCCCATTCCTTGTAAAAGAAGAAAAGATTCTAATCATGGCATTGGAATCGGAAGATATGAAACAAATTACCAGCGCCATCATTCAAATTTTAAATGATTGTATTATGACAAGAGGTGTTAAAGTTTCTAATTTAGCAACTTTTGATATTGAGTATTTGTTTTTAAATATTCGTTCTAGATCTGTTGGAGAAACTGTAGAAGTTAATATCACATGTCCTGATGATGGTGAAACAATGGTACAACAAGAAATTGACTTAGATACCATACAAATTCAAAAAGATTCTAACCACAAAAATATTATAAAATTAGATGATACTTTATCAATGAAATTAAAGTATCCATCTATGAATCAATTCGTGGAAAGTAATTTTGAAACTTCGGATAAAGGTTCTGATGTCGAGAAGTCTCTTGAAATGATTATGTCTTGTGTCGATATCATTTATAATAAGGAAGAAAGTTGGGATGCTTCGGATTGTACTAAAAAAGAATTGAAAGATTTTATCGATCAATTAAATACGAAACAATTTAAAGAAATTGAGAATTTTTTCACAACTATGCCTAAACTTTCACATACAGTATCTGTAAAGAATCCAGAAACTGGTGTAGAGTCTGAAGTTGTATTAGAAGGGTTAGCAAGTTTTTTCAGTTGAGTATGGCTCATACGAGTCTTGAGTCATACTACAAAATTAACTTTGCTTTGATTCAGCACCATAAATATTCATTAACAGAACTAGAAAATATGATTCCGTGGGAGAGAGAAGTTTATCTTACTCTCCTTCAACAATACATTGAGGAAGAAAACCTAAAGGCACAACAGAAGAGTGGAATCTAAAATTTTTAAATCACCATTAATTAAAACTAGTGGAAGAAGAATTTCCTCTTCAAGTATTTCTTCTTCTGGTAGTAAGGGAGATGTTACATCTGTATTGACAGAAACTAATAGAATTCTTGTAGAGATTCAGAAGCAACTCTCTCTTGATTTTGCAATGAGAGCAGCAGAAGAAAAAAAGGAAAAGAGAGATAATAAGATATCTGAATCTAGAAAAAGATTTAAAAAAGAAGAAAGTGTATTAGAAAAAACATCTAAAAAAATTAGAAAATCTGTTGGTAAAGCTTCTGAGAAAATTGTTTCTCCAGCAGTTAATATTTTTGATAAGATATTAGAATTTATTAGTATTGTTGGTGCCGGAATAGCAGTTAATGCTGCCTTTAAGTGGTTTGAAGATGAAGAAAATAGAAAAAAATTAGTTAAATTTTTTAATATATTAAAGGAAAATTGGCGACTTGTAGCAAGGATACTTGGAACTCTTGTTGCTGGTGGAGTTATGCTTAAAGCAGCAGGTGCTATAACAACGATTGCAGCAGTTATAAACATTCTCGCATCTGCAACTATGCTAAAGTTTTTAGCAGTTGCTGGAACAGTAGCATTTGGAATTTGGATAGCGGAGCAAATAAAAAACTTTAGTGCTGGTGGAAAACAATATCGAGAATTATATGAAGAAAATAATGAGAAGTTAAATGAGGCTGGGGTTGGTCAACCATCCAGTCCACTATCCAAATCTGCTCCATTACTTACACCAAATCCAAAAGGTGGATATTTTCAAATGGTTATGAAAGGTATGGATCAAAATACAGGTCAATTTGGAAACCTCACTACTACATCTATAAATCCACAAACTAATAAACTGTATGCCACAGAAGCACAATTAAAGGCATTTTCTTCTTGGAAAACTGAAAAACTTAGAATAGATCAACTCGCTAAAGAAGGTAATGTACCTGAAGGAAGAGCACTGGGTGGTCCAGTATCAGCAGGAATTCCATATTTGGTTGGTGAAAGAGGTCCAGAAATTTTTGCTCCTAATGTTGATGGTTCAATCATTAATAATATGAGAACTGAAAAAATATATCAAATGATTTCATCTGATATAGAAGGTGATATTGATTTTATTGAACTTCCTCCTATTACTAATAAGATTCCACCACCAAATGTTCCTTCTTTGGAACAAGCAACTGATGTTCCCATGATCTCAAGTACAAATTCGGCAGATCCTTATCTACAAGTTTCTCCAAAGTTATATGGAGTAATGGTATAATAATATGTCAGTAGAAAATCAAACACAACAACTTAGATTAAATGTTACTAACATCCATAGTTTTCTTTTATCTAAAAATAAAGAACAACAAAAATTTAGAAGAGATAAGATAAATTTACAGAAAAGAAAAATAAGTTTTGAGAAAAAACAACAGGAAGAAAAAATATTGGAATCAGTAAAAACTAGTTCTATAGTAAATATTGCTCAAAATGTTGCTGAATCGCCAAAGATAGGTATTCTCGATAAGATATTTAATTTTGGTGGATTATTACTCACTGGAATATTGGTAAATGCTGTCGATAAAATAGTTGAGGAAGGTAAGAAATTTTATAATAATAATAAAAAATTATTTGATACTATTGGCAATTTTCTTTCTAGCGTTAAAGATGCTGTTGTTGGATTATTAGATTCTTTTACTGGACCGGAATCTGAGAAAGGTGCTTTTGATCATATTGGAAAATTTAATGCTGATGGTACATTAATTAGATTTGAAAAAGAAGAAGAAAAATCTTTATTGCAGAAAATTGAAGAAGCGTATGATAGTCTGGGAACTAATCTTAATAAGATTGAAAAAGCTGTTGGTGGAAAGGGTACTATTGGTAATTTTTTAAAGGATCCACCACCAGCATCAGAAAAAACACCACCAGCATCAGCAAAAACACCACCACCAGCAACAGCAACACCACCAGCAGCACCAGTAACATCTTCTGGTTCTGCGGCAGATTCTCCAGATCTAAAGACAGCAATTAGGAGAGCAGAATCTGGCAACGATTATGGAGCAACTTTCAGAGCATATCTGGATGGATTCTCAAGAAGAAATGAAAATATAACAAATATGAGTATTAATCAAGTTGTACAATATCAAAAAGATTATATTGCACATCAAAGAAGACTTGGTATTCCTGAAACGCAAAGAAGTGCTGCTGTTGGTGCATATCAAATGCTATATCCAGAATTGGCAGCAAGTAAAACAGGTGTTCCTCTGACAGCAAAATTTAATAAAAAAAATCAAGATAGGATGGCAGACTATTACTTAAATGTTGCCGGATATCAACAATTTATTCAAGGAAAAATTACTGCAGAACAATTTAATAATAGACTTGCTGCTCAATTTGCTTCTCTTAAAACTACTGGTGGTGGAGGCGTAT